GCTTACATGAGTTTTCAAAATAAAAAGGATGCCACAAGATTCTGGATGTCAGTGGGAATACAAAATAGTGGAAAATAAAATAGATAATTAGTAGTATGAAATGGTTTGACATCACAGACGCCGCTAAAGCACAAATGGAAAAACTTTTATCAAAAAATCCTGACAAATACGCTGTCAGTCTGGCAGTGCTTGGAGGGGGTTGTGCAGGCTTCAAGTATGACTGGGGATTCATTGAGAAAAAAGAAGATGTAAAGGAAGGTGACGAGATGACCGACTGGGGCACAGGTAGGTTTGTCGTTGACGAGACTTCGATGCTGTACGTGGCGGGCACAAAGATAGATTGGATCGAAGAGACCTTTGGATCACAGTTTGAGATTTCAAATCCCAATTCAACCAGCGCCTGTGGTTGTGGAGAGTCATTTGGCGTATAATGGATACTGCTTTCATAATAGGCAACGGTGAATCAAGAAACATTTTCCCAATAGAAAAATTAAAGGACAATGGCATCATCTATGGATGTAATGCCATATATCGAGACCATCCTAAACTGTGTGACCACATCGTGGGTGTTAGTCCTGAGATGTTTGAAGAACTATCCCAGTGGCACAACAACGGTAAAGAGTCACCGAGGATATATGGCATTAATGACATAAGCAAATGGAATTACATCTGTGAAGGCGACAAGGAAATAGACGTGCCTGAAGGACTTAAGATATACAGGATATGGCGAGGTGGCAACATCAAGAAGGGTGGCAAGATAAAGACAAAGGACTTTTCACAAGCACGTGGATCTGGGTGCAGTGCGGTACTACTAGCGGCGGAGTCCGGTATCAAGAACATCGTGATAATGGCATTTGACATAATGGGTGCAAGGCAATGGGAAATGGACACACCAAGCAGGATACAGAACAACATATACAAGGAATCACGCAACTACCCAGGACGAGAAAGTATGAAGGCATACCTCAAATACGAATGGATGTATCACCTTAGACAGACATTCCGTAGATTCCCAAACACAAATTTCTACTTCATAAACAGGAAGGAATATCTGGAAGGAAATCCTTTCCTGAGATGGTACTTCGATCAGCCAAACATAAAGTCAGGTATATACGCCGATTTACAAAGATGGATAGACGGTCACAGGGATGATATCAAATGGAAACAATTATAGGGTCTTGGTACTGCTGGCGTCCAGTTGATACACCCGACGCATTTTAACGCCCACAGATTGGGCGAACTTCTTGGAATCACAATTACTGCACACGTGCTTGTAATCGTTTGATGCACGTGCGGGATCCACCTGGGATTTGGGCCTCTGGAATGTTTCTGAACAGGAGTCACACTTGAAAACATAGATCATGTTACGCCTACGATAGTTGTGCATGACCCCGTATTTGCTCTCCCTCTTGTACAACTTGATGGTCTTGAGGGTTTCTACGAACATATTCGTATTTAATAAATACGAGTATCATATTATGGCTAGATTAAACATAGACACAGGTACACTAGGAAATGCGTCCACAGGCGATACTCTACGTACCGCCATGACCAAGATCAATACCAATTTTGAAGAGGTATATCAGATTGTTGGTGATCCTGACACAGGACTTATCACCACATCTATCACTAACGGAGACGTAACCATACAGCCAAACGGTACTGGAAATGTTGAAATAGACCAAGTCCAATTCGCAGATACCACTTTATCAACATTGACAACCAATTCGGATCTTACACTTTCGGCAAATGGCACAGGTGGAGTTGCGATCACGCCGATTAAAATTATGATGGCCAACCTGCCAACCAGCGATCCGAGTAACGCAGGTCAATTATGGAACGACTCAGGTACTCTTAAAGTTTCGGCGGGATAATAAATGGCCCAGGAACTGATCAACATAGGTGTTACAGCAGACGACGGCACGGGCGATACCATCCGGGGTGCGGGCATCAAGATCAACAACAACTTCACCGAGGTATACGCACAACCAAATTTCTCACTGTCACAACTGTCCTTTGATGGCAACGTGATCAGCGCCACACAGTCCAACGCGGACATAGAGCTCGCTGGCAACGGTACAGGAAATGTGCAGATCAGTGACCTTACAATAGATTCTGCCATCAACATATCCGACAATGACATCAAGGTAAACGATTCAAACGCTGACCTATTGCTCACGGCCAACGGCACGGGATCTGTGTCAATCTCCAGTGCGGACATGAACGAGGGCACGATAGACAACACGGTGATAGGCGGCGCGACCACCGCGGCGGCCACGTTCACCACACTGACTACATCTGGCACTGCCACAGTGGATGGGGTGGTGATCTCGGACAATACCATAACATCAACATCAAATGCGGACCTCGAACTGACGGGAGCGGGGACCGGCACGGTGTCATTCAATGGCGTCAAGTTCCCTACCAGTGACGGCTCAGCCAACCAGGTACTACAGACAGACGGCAATGGACAACTATCCTATTTCACTTCACCCATACTGTTTGACAACACAGACTTGACTGATGGTACGGCCACGATAAATGGTGATTCTTCCACACAGACCATAGACTCGTTCGATGCATCAACTTTCAGGAGTGCAAAATACCATATTCAGATATCAGACACCACAGCAGACAGGTACAAACTAGTTGAAGCCAACGTAGTGCATGATGGTTCTAATGCATACATAAGTATCACCGGTGGTGCATCTAATGGCGCAGGTGATGGTTCATCCATATATGACTCATTGGACATCTCCGCAGACGTTTCGGGTGGCAATGTTAGGTTGCGAGGAGTAGTAAATAACACTAACACACAGATTGTAAAATTCGTGAGGAGAATAGTAAAAGTATAATGGCACAGATAACTTTAAACGTAGGATCAAACGCTAACGACGGCACAGGTGATACGTTGAGGACCGCCATGCAGAACGTGAACACCATGTTCACGGAAGTGTACGCATCCAATCTTTTCAATGAAGGAATAACACTCAGCGGAAACAACATTTCAGCGGACAGGACAAACGATGATCTTGTGTTGAGACCCAGCGGAACAGGAACAGTGGCCATAGCGGATCTCACAGTAGATTCCAACATCAACATAACTGACAATGAAATAAAGACTACAGTATCAAACTCTGACCTAGTGCTTTCAGCGTCAGGCACAGGCAATGTCATCATAGCCAAAGCAGACATCAACGGTGGCACAATTGACAACGCCACCATAGGTGCCACCACACCGGCCGCTGGAACTTTCACAACCATAACTGCAAACACATCGGCTTCGATTGATGGTGTGGTCATTTCGGATAATACCATTACCAGTACATCAAATGCCGATCTTGAACTATCGGGTGAAGGAACAGGCACAGTAAAAGTAAATGGGTTGAGTATGCCCACTGCCGATGGTTCTGCAAATCAACTTCTTAAGACGGATGGGTCAGGCACTCTTGGTTTTGCCACTGCCACAGCGACTCTTAACCATTCCGATATCAACGACAACACCTCTTCTATCTCAGCATCAGCCACCGACACAGTTGACAGTTTTGATTCCACAGTGTACAGAAGTGCCAAGTACCAAATTTCCATTTCAGACGCAACAAACAGCAGGTTTGAAATAGTTGAAGCAAACGTGATACACGGACCAAGTCAAGACAGCACCATAGAAGCATACGTGACTTCTTTTGGTAGCACAACATCACACACATCTCCATTGGCTTCTTTTACAGCAGACATCAACAACGGAAATGTGAGACTACGTGCCACAAATGAGTCTGCTGGAACAATCGTGTTCAAATTCCAGAGAGTGTTGATAGACCTATAATAATTACATTAGGTTTATAAAATTTACAATAAATACCCGTAACAAAAAGGATTACACAAAGTATGGCTAGAAAAAATATAGAAGTAGGTACCAGTGCAAATGACGGAACAGGTGATCCGTTGAGGACCGCATTTACAAAAATAAACGACAATTTTATAGAATTATACGGTGGCGACAATGACATCAACACACTAGATGCGAATCTTGATGTGAACAACTTCGCGATCACAACAGGTGTCACAAACGGACACATCACAGTCACTCCAAACGGCACAGGAAACATCAATTTGGGATCTATCACTATCAACGGTAGCCAAATCAGTTCCAATGATAGCACACAGATCACACTGGCAGACAACATACAGACGACCGGAACACTCAACGTTGCGGGTGCAACCACGGTAGATGGCGCACTTTCGTCAGGAACCTCCCTAGCACTTGCCACAGGAGCCACTGTGACAGGAATAGCAGACGAGGACGACATGACTTCTAACAGTGCCACTCTTTTGGCCACACAGCAATCAATCAAGGCATATGTTGACGCACAGAACACGGCACAGGCGATAACTTTCGTGGGTGATGACTCAACAGGAACAGCCGTCAACAGCGGTGAGACTTTCCAGGTTGCAGGCGGCACAGGTTTGACGTCCGTGGTTAGTGGAGACACCATGACATTGGCCATAGATTCCACAGTGACGACACTGACCGGTTCGCAAACTTTAACCAACAAAGTTCTCACTTCACCAACTATATCTTCGCCAACAATCACAGGAGTGACCACAACAACATCTTTGACAACGAATGATATAACCACAAATGGTTCCAACGCAAACCTTACATTGGATCCACAGGGCACAGGAACCATAGAACTTGCGGCCAACACAAACATCACTGGGACTGCTTCCGTTTCAAGCACACTGACCACTGCTGACATCACCACGACAGGAAACCACACGCTGACTGGTAACAGCACGGTCGACGGCACACTGACTGTGAAAGGTACAGTGAACGCAGACACATTTATTTCTAACTCAAACGGTGACATCACTATTGATCCTGCGGGAACAGGTGCTATTGTCTTGACTGGTCCGATCACTGCCACAGGAACGCAGACAACGACTGGACAACTCAACGTAGACAACTTGAGATTGGACGGCAACACACTGTCATCGACATCAGGCGGTATCACACTATCACCTGCCGCAGGACAGAATGTTGCGGTTGGCGGAACGAACGTGAAACTAA